TGTATTCCATTTTTGTCGATATAAAACCACTTGAATTTTTTTTCTTAATTTTATTTGTTATTCAAATAGTTTTGACTACATTTGTACTCGAAAGCATGTGAAGTAGCATGCAACGGAACTGGTCGATATTTCATTGCTCACAAACGGTATGGTTCTACCGACTTAGGTCTGCTTGCGTTCACTCGCATGCAGACCATTTTTTATTTATAAATAAAAAGCAATGAAGAAACATTTTAAGAAAGTGTTGGAAGCACTGAAAACAAGTAAGGACATTAAGGCTCTTGGGTTCAGTCGCAGAGAGTTGAAGGGTGTTGCTGCCAAGATTGCCGACAAACTTGACTCTGAGATTAAGGAAGACGCCTCTGATGAAGAAGTACAGGAAATGGTAGACGAAGCCATTGATGCCGCCCTGCCATTTCTCCAATTCTCACAGACGGTATTAGACAGCCGTGTCCAAGCGTATAAGAACGCCCATCCTTTAAGAGAAGACGATGATGATGAAGACGATGATGAAGACGAACCAGGAAGTCGTAAGAATCGTAAGAGTCGTGTGTCTAAAAACAAAAAGGAGGACAATGAAGGTGATGATGATTCTCCGTTTGCCAAGGCCCTAAAACAAGTAATGGACAAGCTTGATGGAATGCAGTCAGAAATTACCGAACTGAAAAGCGGTAAGACTACTGAAGGCAGGAAGAACAAACTTGAGAAACTTCTGAAAGGCACTGGCAAGTTTGGTGAGAGGACACTCAAAGCCTTTAACAGAATGTCGTTCGAGAATGATGACGAGTTTGAGGATTTCTACGATGAGGTCGAGGCCGACCTTGAAGCTGAAAACCAAGAGCGAGCCAATCGCGGTCTTGAAAGATTGGGTGCGCCCGATGCTACCGCCGGAGCAGCAAACAACAGATCCAAAAAAAACGACAATGAAATGATGTCGGATGACGAGGTGAAGGAACTGGCCAAGCTGTAGTCGTCAAAAGTAGAAATTAAATTTTTAGTACAAATGGGTGCAAAAGCTAATTTAGTAAACGAGAGTGCCACTATTGTGACTGGTATCGATTCAGTTGTAATCCGCCAGTACATCGGCGGATTACATGGTGGACGGACACTTGACATGACGGACTTTAAGGGTGATGTCATTAATGCTGGACATCTTATTATTCGTGTAGCAGACGGCAAAGGTGGTTATACCTATAAACCGATGCCTGTTGAAGGGAAAGCTTATAAAGCTCTTCCTGCAAGCCATGAGTATGTAGGTGTTGTCGTTTGCTCAAAGCCTACGAACGAACCCCTCGTAGGCATCATGGATGATGGAAGAGTGAATGACAAAGCCATGCCTTATCCGCTCACTGAGGCAATGAGAACTGCAATCAAGACGGCTCTCCCAAAGCTTATTTTCGAACACGATTAACAAAGGAGGTAGGAAATGAAAGAATCACTTTTTATTCAGTTCATCGCCAGCATCTGGCCTAAGCTGAACCTTTACATCAAGGAGAAGGAGGCTCCTGTAAAACGATCTTACCTCCATAAAGAGATGTTGACCCCCGTGTACAGCTCCGACCAAAAATGGGAGGGCACATCGGCAAAGACCACCTATGTGGCAGCTGATATGGTGGCAATGGACTCGCCGCTTCCAATCAAGAAGCGTGGTACTCTTGCCTCGTCTAATGGTAAGTTGCCAAAGGTCGGCATGAAAAAGATTCTCCGCGAGACAGAAATCAACGCCATCAATATCATGAAGGCCCACTATGCTACTGCCACCGATGAGGATGCAAAGAAAGCCGAGAAACAACGTATTCTCACCAAACTGCTCAATGACGGTGAGGCCTGCTCTATCGGTATCGATGAGAAGAACGAGGCCAACTTCCTCACTGCCCTGTCGGAGGGTGTGTTGCTTGTTGAGGACGAGGATAATGTTGGTACTGGCTTGCGCGTGAATTTCGGCTACCTCGAAAGTAACACATTCGGAACTATTGTTAAGGGTCATGTGAGCTACGAAGACATCGAGAACATCAAGGGGAAGGCGGATGGCGATGGAAACACCATCACTACCCTTATGCTTGCCAAGTCTAAACTTAATGAGATTCGCAAGGAACGATGGGCGCGAGAGCTAGTAGCTGACGTGGATGACAAGGTCTATACTGACAACTCGACATTGAAAGTTCCCTCTGTAAGTAAATTCTCACAAGCCTTCGAGGATGAATTCGACATTAAGATTGTTGTTGTGGACCGATCTGTTATCTTCGAGAAGGATGGAATGCAAAAGAGCAAAAAGCCTTGGAATGCAGACCGTATGGTATTCCTCTGTTCTGATATTGTAGGCTCGCTCGTGTGGGGCTCACTTGCAGAAGCTACTAATCCTGTGGAAGGAGTGAAGTATGCTACTGTCGACCAATATAAGCTTATCTCCAAGTTCTCGAAGACAGACCCCTTGCAGGAGTTCACTAATGGGCAGGCCTTAGTCCTCCCAGTAATCGAAGATGTGGATCAAATCTATGTTCTCGATTGCAACGAAACGAAGTCTGCCGAGATGGATACTGAAAAGGAGAAACTTGACACCGCAGATACATTCACCACTGTGAATGGCAAGAAATACAATAAGGTCGACCTCATTGAGAAACTGAAAGGCCTTGGTGTTAAGATTGGTAAGAAAGCCAAGGATGAGGAAGTTATCGCTGCTATTAACTCTTTGAGTGACGAGCAGGAGGCAACGCTTTTTGCTAACGTAACACCGCAAGCCTAATTATGAAGACAATACTGCAAGCGCTCCGTGACGAGATACATTATCCGATACCTGTTGGGTTTATAGAGAATAAACTCATAGCCAGGCAATTGAGGGCGGAAGACCCTTACAACCATGAGGTGTCGAAATGCTGTATGTGGAAGGGGGCGCTTGCGGATTGCCTTTATTCTCTCATACAGGCTGTTGCTTATTCTGAATCGGACAAGAGTGTCGGTACACTCACTGATAAGGATAAAGAGCGGCTCTTGATCCGCGTAAACGCATTATATGAATCCATCGGTGAACCAACAGTAGAAATAGGTCTGCCGACAGTAACGTTTGGAGAATAGAAATGGCTGTACTTGATTTTGCTGCACATTTACTGGATTACCAAGTCCTGACTGGAGGAGGTGAAGACCCAAATAATGGCGACTATATTGACGGCAAGAGAATATGGGTAAATGATGCTTACAGGTGTGACATTGTCCCTGCTGGTAAGGCAAACCAGATATCCATTCCTGATGGTACGGTTCAAACCTATTCTTATACGATTTACAATCTTCCGAACGATTGCCGAGAATTTCAATATGGAGACAAAATCCGCATAAGTTTCTATGGTAAGAGACCAGGCAAGGTTTTTACTGTCCTTGGGTTTCATCGATACCAACACCAGTGTAAGATTTGGATTTGATATGGGCATAAAAATGAACACACCGGTAGATGAGGTGGACAAATTCCTCTATAAGGCTTTTGAAATTTTAAAGAACGAAATTTCTAGATGCCTCACTAAACTAGGTGAAGAGTGTGTTGCTAAGATTAAAGACAGGTCTGGAAGTGAGAGTTGGTTCGATCGGACAGGAAACCTCCGTTCTTCAATCGGATATGGAGTCTATGATTATGGCGTTAAGGTTTTACAGTCTGCTTTCCACTCCATCTTACAAGGGAGCGAGGGCAGCGAAGAGGGGCAGAAAATGCTTAGTCAACTTGGCGACGAATATTCAGACTGTTTTGCCTTAGTTGTCGTAGCAGGAATGAACTACGCGGACCATGTGGAATCTCTTGACAATAAAGATGTGTTGGCATCAACAGAACTTTGGGCAAAAGATGTCATAGAATCTCGCCTTGAAAGGGCTAAGAAAGTAGCTATAGAAAAAATAGACAAATTGGTAGCATGAAATCTGATATAGACATAAAAGATGACATTTGGAAGGTTATCAAGAACTCATCACTTCTTAATGAGGTAACAGGTGATCTTAAAAAGACTTCCGTCCGTCCAAAATGTTCTCGCAACGAAGATATTGTAATATCTATCTTAGCTAATGCCACCAAGCAAAAACAGATAGCTTATGTCAATGTCAACATCTATGTAGCTGATGATGACGTTGATGGACAAGACGAAGAAAATACAAAACGGCTCAGAAAACTCTGT